ACACCGGAACAAAGGAGCCGCGCGCTAGCTCTTCGTGAAACGAGAATGCGCCTCCTTAATCCCCTGGTGTACGAACAAAAGGTATTAGGGAAAATGGATAGACAATCGTCTATCTTTCATCCAAAAAACATCAAACATGTAAGGCATGGGTTGACAAATAATGCGGTAGTTAGGAAACTAACTGAACAGCGAACACCATGCCAACAAAAAGCGCAGCGTCGCGCTGTTCTCCTGGCTAGGGGAACTGTACAAAAGTCCGGGGGCGCTCCCGGCCCATATCGAAAACATGGAGAGTACAAATGCAAATAGATATATTTCATTACACGTATATGACTCATAATTTACACTGGTATGGAATGGCAGTATGTACGGATTCTAAACAATGGACCCAGTAACTTCAGCGGCAGCCATTACCGCCGGTGGCAGCATACTCGGCGGTATGCTGGGCGGATCAGAATCCGGCGCACCTTCGCAACTGGCCAGAAACCAGTTTAAATACCAGAAGCAACTTCACCAAAATCAAATACAGTGGCAGGTAGCAGACGCAAAAAAAGCGGGTCTGCATCCATTATTTGCCCTGGGCAATTCCATGAACTTTTCACCTGTAAGTGATACTAGCAGCACTGATACAACTGGCTCTGCTCTTGGGCAAGGTATTGCCGAAGCTGGCCGACAGGTAGGTAACCTGGTTGGCCAAAAATCACTAGTAAGTTCACAGGTAAAAGCAAATGACGCAGCGGCGGAACGTGACTACGCATCCGCTGCGCTCTCTCTTTCAAATATGAAAAGGGCAGAAAATGAAGCTAATTTTCGTCAGGATAATGCTATCAATACTCAACCGGATTTTAAGCACACCCCTGTACCTAAAATCCCAACCCGTAAACTGGAACGCGGAACGCAAAAAGGCAAGCAACCGTTCTTTACAGAATATGAGCTCGGCTCGGGATATAGCTTCTATGGTCCGCGAGCTGAAGAGCCAGCCGAAGCACTAGAAAATGTCGGCGGTATGCTCATGTCACTTCCAAAAAATGCACTGCATGTAATAAGGGGGACTATTGGTCCCTATCAACGTTTGGCAGAACGAATTTGGAATATGAAATATTCTAAGGGTACAACCCGCAAACAAAGGAGATACAAATGAGAAAAAAACGCTATGGATATCGTAAAACGCGTCCTGTACGCGCTCGTCGCCGTCGGAGTGTTAGCACACGCCGCGCTAGAACTCCTGGAACACCCCTTAAGGTGGGATATAGACTATGAAGAGATCAAAACAGAACTTGTCGCACAATCACCTACTCTCGGCGGAGATGGGAAAATTAATCCCGGTGAGTTGTGTCGAAGCACTACCTGGCGACACCATACAGCAACATACGAGTGCGCTTGTTCGTGTCAGCCCCTTGGCTGCTCCCGTTATGCATCCGGTGACAGCAAGGATTCATCATTTCTTCGTCCCGAATCGGATAATTTGGGACGGACTGGCGACGGGTGACGGCGCTGGTAATTCTTGGGAAAACTTCATCACCGGCGGACCCGATGGACTTAATGCCGAAACGCCTCCGACTATTACAACAACAACAACTGTAAATAATCTCGAGGATTATTTTGGTATACCCCGGGTAGCGGGTATCGACATAAATGCGCTACCGTTTCGTGCATACAATAAAGTATTCAACGAGTTTTATCGCGATCAAGATTTAGTCTCAGAGACATCGCAAGATGCAACTGCTGTACAAAACATTGCCTGGGAGAAGGATTACTTCACCGCGGCACGTCCCTGGACCCAGAAAGGCCCCGACGTAACATTACCACTTGGTGCAAAAGCACCAGTAGCGCATGATTTAGTCGGTGGCGGACAAAGAATAGGCGTCTATGCTAGTAATACATCTGATTATCGGTATATGGCCGCAGGCGGTGTTAATCTTGAATCGTCCACATCATCAGCTACATCATCTGAGGGCCTCTATGCTGACTTAACCAATGCAATTGGTGGTGATATAAATGATGTCCGCAAGGCCTTCGCTATTCAACGCTACCAGGAAGCGCGCAGTCGCTACGGATCTCGCTACACTGAGTACCTCCGTTATTTGGGAGTAAATCCCAAAGATGCACGTTTACAACGTCCTGAATATTTAGGTGGTGGCCACACTCAAATTAATTTCTCTGAAATCATGCAGACTGCACCGAATCAGACTATTGATTCGACCCCTACTGGGTCAGTCCGTAAAGATCAGGGCGGTTATGGCCCTGGTGATTTATACGGACATGGCATTGCCGCAATGCGTTCTAATAAGTACCGTCGCTTCATAGAAGAACATGGCTATGTAATCAGTATGTTATCAGTAAGACCTAAAGCAATTTATCAGGACGGAATTCACCGTTCATTCTTGCGTACAACAAAGGAGGACTATTACCAGCGTGAGCTAGAACACATCGGTCAGCAAGAAATCTATAACAACGAAATCTATGCCGCGACAAGCGGTGGCATGGATACCTTCGGATACAATGACCGCTACCGTGAATACCGGGAGCACCCTAGCCGTGTTTCGGCAGAATACAGGGATACACTCGACTACTGGCATATGGCCAGGCAATTCGCGAGTGCTCCTACTCTAAATGCTAGTTTTGTAGAGTGTGACCCGACAAAACGTATATACAATGCGTCGACAAATCATGCATTGTGGATAATGTGCCAGAATCGCATTGTTGCCAGGCGTATGCTAAGCCGTAACGCTGCTCCGAGGATCTTCTGATGAAATCACAAGCAAACAAATCATTTCTCCCGGGACCCCGAACAGTTCATGACCGACAAAAGTTTGGTGAAATACCAGACGATACACCGGTCGAGATACCCGGGAAATGTCATGAACCGCTATCGCTTCGAGAAGATATGAAGCGATTCATTCGCGAAGAAATCTCAAAACAGGCCGTTGATAACGAGGCTGAATCCTTCGAGGAAGCAAATGACTTCGATATCGGTGAAGATGAAACACCCATCGAAACTCAATATACGGTCCAGGAGCTTCAAGCAGAGCCCGAAACCGTAGATTACATCCCTGATGACACGGAGGCGTCAGCCGACGGCGCCGAAGGCGCGGAAGAGAGCGAAGCGAACGAAACCCCGGCGCCCTCGCCGGTTCCCAATGTCGAATGATGCACAGATACTTGAGGAGGTCCTCGAAATACTCGAGGACTTCCAAGAGTCAAAACATCAACATTACATGTATGACTATACCTGGAACCCGTACCGCGATACGTACGGGATTCATCATGAACAAAATCATTTTGTAATCGGGCCGCCTTTAACGTTTACTTGATAGTTAAAGGCGTACAGTCTCAAACTGTACAACAACAAACAAAATAGGTAACTAATGCAATGCGGATACCCTTACGATCTTGGCGGCAGAGTCGTACCCTGTGGGCGCTGCATGCCTTGTCGTATCAACACAAAACGTATGTGGACAGGCAGAATAATGCTGGAGAGCAAATACAACAAAAAACCCTCCAGCTTTCTGACACTTACATACTCCGACATAAACGTCCCCAAGGACGGACAACTGGAAATCGTTGATTTCCAAGGATTCATAAAAAATGTACGGAATAGCAAACGACAAGAAACAATTCGTTTCTTCGGAGTGGGAGAATACGGCGATAAATTCGGCCGGCCTCACTACCATCTTGCAATGTTTAATATGCCCCCTGATGAAAATGAAAAACTTTTTCATGACGCATGGGGCAATGGCCACACCCACGTCGGCGAAATCACATCTGGAAGCGCAGCATATATTGCGAGCTACACAACTAAAAAACTTACAAAAGCAGGTGACGACCGACTGGAAGGTAAAACCCCGGAATTCGCCAGAATGTCCAAATACCCTCCAATCGGACAACCGGGCATCGAACATATCCAGTCGTTACTGGAAACTAGAACGGGCGCGGCTGCGCTCGCAGATCAGGGAGATGTCCCTACAACTGTTAGAATTGGAGGAAAACAATACCCAATCGGCAAATACTGGCGCGGTAAACTCCGCGAATACAACGGCATATATGACCCACCAGACAAATCCAAAGATTGGGAGATAAATAGCGATGACCAGGCGAAAGCAGAAAAAATCGCAGCAAAGTTATTCCACACAAAAAATAAAACGTGGAAGAACACTAAAACCTTTTGAAAACAAACGGACACCGGAACAAAGGAGCCGCGCGCTAGCTCTTCGTGAAACGAGAATGCGCCTCCTTAATCCCCTGGTGTACGAACAAAAGGTATTAGGGAAA